ATTAATTTATTAAATTCTTTAGTTATTTTTGATGCTAATGATTATTTTGATACAGTAAAAATATTTGCTAATACGCTTAGACCTAATTCTATAGATTCAAGTAGTAATCCAAATGATTTACTTTGGAATGAAAACTATAAAATAGCATATGATTTCTCAAAAAAGAATTAGCATATATACCCAATTAGCTAACAAATATAACATACCTTATCAAGTAGTAGAAGTAATATGTAATCATCCATTTAAATTTGCAAATGAAAAGATAAGTAATGCCGGTGATATCAAACCAATAATGTTTAGTTATCTTTTTAAGATAAAACCCAAAAAGAAATATGGCAAAGAAATTGAACAAACCTCGTAATATTCTACTATTTCAGAATTTGTATCCAATAAATCTTTATATATCAGATATAGATAATTGGGATGAAATAACTCAATTCTTTGACTTTTTCTTAACTACTAAACATCTTCAAAATGAAGATAAATGTGAAACACCAAATAAACCAAATAACGCATTAGGAGTTACTTATTTGGTAGCAGAAAAGAAAAGTGGAAGAATGGGCATACTAATAGTATTAAAATCTAAAGTAGAATGTTCTACATTAGCTCACGAATCAATACATTATGCAGATGCAGTTTATGATTTTCTTAGAATGAATACTGAAGGTTATGATGAGGGAAATGAACAATATGCATATTTAGTTACTTGGTGTGTGGATCAATTAGAAGAATATTTACGATGGAAGGAAAGAAAAACGACAGAAAAGATGATAAGACAAGATGGGAATTAATACCATTAGATTGTCTTGAAGACATAGCTAGAGTATATACAGAAGGAGCTAAGAAGTATGGTGATAATAATTGGCAGAATCTTGATAATGGTTATGAGCGTTACAAAGGAGCTTTATTAAGACATTTGTATGCTTCTTCTCTAGAAGAATTTGATCCTGAAACCAAAGTAAGACACGAAGCAGCAATTGCTTGGAATGCTTTAGCTCTTTTATATTATGCAAAAAATGGAAGAAAAACTAGATCAGATTTTGCTAAATCAAGCAACAATAATGCAGATGCTAAAAGCAATATATCAAGAAGTAAGTAAGAGCAATTTTGCTGAAGATTATGCTGCAAATCTAGCAGCACAGATGACTGAAATAATATTAGGAAATAATATAGTAAGAAAATAACATGGAAGTAAAGTTTAAGAAATTAACACAAGATGCAGTATTACCTACTTATGCTAATCCGAATGATGCCGGATTAGATTTAACCGCTACTAGGTTTACTCAGGAATTTGATAAGAGTGGTAAGATGGTATTAGTGTATCATACTGATTTAGCAGTAGAGATTCCTGAAGGATATGTAGGTTTCATCTTTATGAGATCATCTGTATCTCAGAGATCGTTATCAATGTGTAACTGTGTAGGTGTAGTAGATTGTGATTACAAAAATGAAATTATGTGTAAGTTTAAACTTACTACAGATGCATTACCTACTATCTATCAACCGGGTGAAAAGATTGCACAGTTAATCATTATGCCTTATCCGAAAATCGAACCAGTAGAAACAGAAGAATTAACTGGCGAAGATAGAGGTGGTGGTTTTGGTTCATCAGATAATACAATAGAAAATGAGACACAAGAATCAGGACGAGATAGCGGAACAACTGAAGGAGATAATAAATAACTACAGTCGTAATCCGGAGTACGTAAATGCGTTTTACACTAAACAAGAAGCAATTGATGCTTTAAATAGACATTATAAATTAAGATACTTAAAATTTGATTAATATGATTTACAGTTTAAGATACAACAGTTTGTTGAGCACTACAGATGGCTCTATTGAAAATATTCAGGATTCTTTTGATAAATACGATATAATAGACTATTATTATATTTTACCTGAAGCCGGAAAATTATATTACGAGGGTCAAAAATATGAAATCACCGAACCTAGTATATTGTTCAAAATGTTTACTACAGAAAAAGATAAAGCTTCTGAAATTATAATTGTACCTTGTGCCTCTGCTATTAATAAATTAGTAGAATTAAAAGAAAAGAGAGACAATTATCTAAAAGTACGTGATTGTGGAAAGTGTGAAAAAGTTTATTGTGATTGTTGTCCGAACTAATGAAACTATTTGATATTTTAGCAGGTAAAGTAGTTATACACAATGATGCCCTAGGTATCCCAGCCTTTAAAAAAGTATGGGATGCCGATAAGGCAGATAAAGAAATGGCTACTAAATATATCTCATATATAGTTCTTAAAAATAAATATGATAGTCCCTATGTCCAGAGTATGGACAGTGATAAGATAGAGCCAAGATTAAAACAAGAATTATTTGGAGATAAAAATATAAAACTTCCCAAAGAAGTAATTGAAGCTGAACAAGCTTATATAGCATTTGCAAACACCTTAACACTACAACTACTGCAAAATGCTAGAAAGAAATTAGAAAGTATATCTAGATACTATAGTGAATCCTTAGCTGATGAACTTGATGAAAAGAAAGTAAAAGATATATTAGCAGGTATGGGTTCATTAGGTAATACTATAAAATCTCTAGATTTACTCGAGTCTTCTGTAAGAGCAGAAGAATTGTCAAATTCAAAAGTAAGAGGTGGCGGAGAGCTGAATCCGTTCGAATTACCGAAGTAGTTGTAACAATATAAACACAATTTAAAACATTAAAAACCAAGCAGCGTTGCTGCATAAAATTATAAAGATATGGCTAAGACTAAGACATCTGGCAAAACTGCCAAGGCTAACGGTACTATTACTCTGGATTTTACAGAAGCATATAAAAGACATCAGGAATATTTAGATACACCTTGTAAGGGTAGTATGCCAATTCCAGAAAAGGCACCTGTTAAAATTTCAACCTGGCAAAAGATCAAAAATTGGTTTAAGAAAAAGTAACATGGTTGATTTCAGTAAGAAGATAATAAATTCAAATAAATTTAGACAGCCGGCCATCCAGTTTATGGAGACCGGCTCTTACTGTTTATACCCTAAAGGAACTTCAGAATACTTCTCGTTTTGGGAAACTGAAATGGATAGATGTATTAATGGATTTACTGCGGATGATGGTGATTATATTACAGGTTATAATTATTTTTATCTTAATTACTGTCCTATTCAAAGAATTATCTATAAGATTACAAAAGATGCAAAAGGACATGATGTAGTAAAGAAGACTCGTGAAACAGCTTTTCCTGATTTTTATGATTATGATTATTACTATTTCTTATCTATAGAAGAAGCTGAGAATCAAGGTAAACACTTATGCGTAGCAAAAGCTAGACGTAAAGGTTTTAGTTACAAAGGTGGTGCTATGCTATGTAGAAACTTCTTTTTAATACCTAATTCAAAATCATATGTATATGCTGCTAATAAACAGTATTTAACAGAAGATGGTATTCTTACTAAGGCTTGGGATTACATGGATTTTATTGATGGTAATACAGCTTGGGGTAAAAAGAGACAAGTATCAAACACGTCCATGAGACGTAGAGCTTCTATGCTTGTTACTGATGATTATGGTAACAAAGTAGAAACAGGTTATAAGTCTGAGATAATGGGTGTATCTATTAAAGACAATCCTGATTCAGTTCGTGGTAAAGCTGGTAAATTAATCTTATGGGAAGAAGCTGGATCTAATAATCAATTAGAAGCAGCCTGGCAAATTGCTAGACCTTCTGTAGAACAGGATGGTGTAGCATTTGGTTTGATGATTATGTTTGGTACAGGTGGTGATGAAGGTGATAACGTAGCGGGTTTAAGAAATGCGTTTTATGATCCTAAAGCATTTAACTGTATAGAATTTGATAATATATGGGATGAAGGGGCGCAAGGTGGTAAACCGTGTGGATTCTTTGTACCGCAGCATACTAATCTAGATATACGTGATGAGAATGGTAAAAGATTGTATATGGATGAAGATGGCAATACATTACACGAGAAAGCCAGAGAATTCATATTGAATCTTAGAGAAGAAGAATTAAAAAGTGCTAAAAGTTCTCAACAGGTAGATAGATATTGTGCCGAACATTCGGAGACACCAGCAGAAGCATTTACTGAACTATCAGGTAACATATTTCCCAAAAAAGAATTACAAAAACAATTAGCTAGAATAAGAACTAATAAGAAATTAGCTAATGCTAAACAAGTAGGATACCTTACTGAGGTAAAAGGAGAAATAGTGTGGAATATCTCAAAAAATAAAAATGATATAAAAGAGTTCCCTTTACCTAAAACCGCTGATCCTACGGGGGCTATAGTAATATGGGAACATCCAGTAAAGGATGCACCTTTTGGTTTATATATTGCCGGCATTGACCCATATGATCAAGATCAATCAGGTACTAATTCTCTTGGTTCTTGTATTATATACAAACGTTTTCAAGATTTTGAATCCTATCAAGATATAATAGTCGCAGAGTATACTGGTAGACCTAAAACAGCTGAAGAGTTCTATGAGAATGTTCGTAAGTTACTTAAGTATTATAATGCTAAAGCAATGGTAGAAAATCAGAATACTGGTATTTTTACTTATTTTAATAATAAGCATTGTAATTATTTATTAGCAGATCAACCAGATATCATACGAGACATCACCAATTCCTCTAAAGTAAACAGAGGAAAAGGATGTCATATGACAAAAGAGATTAAAGCTTGGGGTATTGATAGAATAAAAGAATGGCTTGAAGAAGATCTTGGTAATGATACCTTAAGGTTAAATACCATTATGTCTGAACCATTACTAGAAGAACTAATTAAATATAATGAAAAAATTAACGTAGACCGAGTAATGGCATTACTACAGATTATGATATACAAAGAACAATTGTATAATTATCAAGTAAAGCAAAAGACTGAAAAGGAGAAACAGATTAGATTATTTAATGCTCCTTTATTTAAAAATTACGATAATACTTATGAGCCACAGATAAATAACAGTTTTAGTACAACCACTTATATGTTTACTAACTAATATGGAAAGAAATATATCAAACATGCCTGTACAAAAGCTACCTATGTCTAAAAAGACAGAGGAATGGCGTAGAGATTGTGTAGACTATTTTATAGGTATATCTGGTTTTTCTTCTGCTAACTCAATTCCAGATGAAGAGGAATTACAGAGTTATTATGATTTATATAATAGTATATATAATGAAAAAGATCTTAAGTATGTTACAAATCCTTTTAACCAAGATGATGGTTTTCCAGCAATGGCTCAGGATTATAATATAATTAGACCTAAAATAGATTTATTATTAGGAGAAGAAACAAAGAGACCTTTTAATTATAACGTGTGTAGAACCAGTGATGCTGCTGCTGGAGATATTCAAGAGAAAGCTAAACAAATGTTACTGGAATATGCACAAGCAGCAATGATGGCTCAATTAGGTCCGGAAGAACAACAAAGATTTCAACAAGCTTTACAAACAGGCGAAATACAGACACCAGAAAAAATACAAGAATATCTCACTAAAAGTTATAAAGATGTCGCAGAAATAACTGCATACAATTCTTTGAACTTCTTATGGAAAAAATTAAATTTACCACATGAATTTGAAAAAGGATTTAAAGATGCTTTATGTGGTGGGTTAGAATTCTATTATGTAGGTATTAGAAATGGTGACCCATTTGCAGAGAGAGTTAATACTATGGACTTTAAATATCCTGCAGAAGAAGGTATTGAATTTGTAGATGAAGCATCTTGGTGTGTAAGAAGAATACGTACATCAGTAGCTAGTTTATATGATGATTATTATGATAAACTAGATGAAAAACAGTTAAATCATTTATTAGAATTAGTAGGTCAGAAACCTACTTCTGGCTATGGTCCTGACAAAAGTCCTGTTGATGATTATAATCATATTACTTTAAATAGATATAATTCAATTAATGGATATCTAGAAGACAGAGTATTAGATGATGTTATATTATATCATGTATGCTGGAAATCATTTAAGAAAATAGGTTTTGTAACTATTATAAATCCTGATACAGAAACAGTTGAAGAATTTGAAGTAGATGAAACTTATAAAGAAACAGGTAATGAAATAGATATTGAATGGAAATGGATTACTGAAACTTGGGAAGGCTATAGAACCGCAGATGAAGGTGATGAAGATGCACTTTACTTTGGAATGCAACCTGTAGAATACCAGTTTGAAAATAGTTCTACATTAAATTCTGGCAAATTACCTTATACTGGAGTGGCTTATAGTAATACCAATAGTAAAGCTAAGTCTCTTGTAGCCATTATGAAACCGTTACAGTATATGTATATTATTTTATGGTATCGTTTAGAATTAGCTATAGCGAGAGATAAAGGCAAACTTCCAGTTATTGACGTGACTCAAATACCAAAAAGTATGGGTATTGATGTTGATAAATGGATGCATTACATGAATGCACTGGGTGTAGTATTTGTTAATCCTTACGAAGAAGGATGGAACATTCCTGGTAGAGAAGGTGGTAAACCATCACCATACAATCAATGGGCTTCTATTGATGCTAGTATGGCTAATACTATTAATACTTATATCGGATTACTAGATAAGATAGAACAAATGGTATCAGAATTATCTGGCGTATCTCCTCAGAGACAAGGAGCTATTTCTAGTAATGAATTAGTTGGTAATGTTGAAAGATCTGTAGTTCAATCTGCACACATTACTGAACCTTGGTTCTGGTTACACAATCAGGTAAAGAAAAGAGTTTTATCAATGTTATTAGATACATCTAAGTATGCTTGGAAAGATACTAAAAAGTATTTACATTATATGCAAGATGACGTTACAAGAGTATTCTTGCAAATAGATGATAACTTTTGTTACGAAGATTTCGATATATTTGTATCTGATAGTACTAAGGATAATCAAGCAATCGAACAATTACATAGTTTGATTCAACCCGCAATGCAGAATGGTGCATCATTGTTAGATATTGCTGAGATCATTACTTTGGATAACTTAAGTATGATTAAATCTAAGCTTAGAGATATCGAAAATAATAGAATGCAACAGCAACAGGCTTTACAAGAGCAAGAAGCACAACAGCAACAGCAACTTGTTCAGATGCAGAATGAAGTTAAAGAACAAGAACTTATGCTTAAAGAAGCTGAAATGGATCTTGAAAAATATAAGATTGATCAGGATAATGCTACTAAGATTACTGTTGCTCAATTGAATGCTTATCGTGGTTCTGAGAATATGGATCAGGATATGTCAGGTGTACCTGATCCTATTGAAATAGGTAAACAAGAAATCGAAAGACAAAAAGCTGTATCTGATGCAATGACTAAACAAATGGATATTGCAAATAAGATGCGTGCTGAAGATAATAAGAAAGCAATAGAACAACGCAAGATAGAAGCACAGAAAGAAGCTGAAAAACTTAAAGCTACTATTGAACGTGAAAGAATAGCTTTAGAAAAACGTAAATTAGAAGAAGCTAAGAAGTTGCAGATTCTTAAAGATAAAGCTGCAATGGAACGTGAAAAATTAAAAGCCAAGACCGCCCTTAAAAATAAAGTGGTAGGAGAGGCTAAATCTAAAACTAAAAAATAGGAGGAATTAATTATGGCATGTGGAAGTAAGAAAGGCGGAAGCAAGAAAGGTGGTAAAACTGGTAAAACAGGTAAGTAATATGAAAAAGCTGTTAAATAAAATTAAAAACGCAGCATTGTATACTTGGCAATTACCCCAGAATTTACTGGGGTTAGCCTTGTATCATTGCTATAAAGGTTATGAAGTCTGTACTAAAGAAACTTGTGGTGAGTGTATTAAATGTAAGCTATCTAGTAACATGCGGAGTGGCATCACTCTTGGGAATTATATTATTGTTAATAATATTAAGCATTTGCGTCACGAACTGGGCCATACTAGACAATCGAAAATCTTAGGTCCCTTGTATTTATTAGTAATAGGTTTACCTAGTTTAATACATGCAGGATTACATTCTAAAGTATGTAAAGATAAGAAGTATTATCATTTCTATACTGAACATTGGTTATTTCCTGAAGAAAATAAATAATTATGAAATGGTCAGATCTAACATTAAAAGAGCGTAAACAAATATATGATGCCGTTAGAGCTGAGAATCCTAATGCTAGCTATTTTGATATTAAATCACAATTTGATTCAATTCCTGGATACGAAGATGGTGGTAAAAAGATAGTACCACCCAAAGAGTTAGGTCTTACTCCAGGTACTCCAGAGTATTATAAGAGACAGCAACAAATATCTGGTAAAGCAGAATTAGTTCAACCTGAAGCATATGTAACTCCTGCAGGTTATATAAAAGATGCGATTACTACTGCAGAAGAATTAGAAAAAGGTAATTATGGTAATGCCGCAGTAAGTACATTAATGAATGTCATTCCTTGGGGTGTTGGTAAGGGTTTAAGAAAAATAAAATCTAGAGTAAGTAACACATTAAACACTCCTATTGAAATACATAGTAGTATGGTTGATGAATATCCTTCTATTTTGGCAGAAAAGGCTCGTAGTAAAACATCAAAGAATAAGAAAAAAGTCAAAGAGGAAAGTGATTATGATTTTGAATTTTCTGAAGTAATAAGACGAGATAGAAATATCAAGAAATATGAAAAAGAAATTAATAAGACTATAGAAGATGCGGTGCTACCAGATAAGAAAACTTATGAGTTAGTAAAAGGAATTGATACTGCGTATGGTACAGATTATCTTGATGCATACAAAAGAATAGCTGCAAGAGATATGACAAATCGTGGTAAATATATTAAATATGCAGAATTGCCAGGTAATAAAAATGCAAAAATAAGTAGAGTACGAGATGTACAAGACTATGGACCTGTAGTTGATGATTATGTTATTACTATAGATCCATTACAATATTTACCAGGAACAGCAAATCATGAATTAGGGCATTTAGCTGATCAATTGGCATCAGATGCAAACAATCGTTATTTAACATATTTACTAGATGAAGGTAATATTATGGGTCCAGGAGAATTACGTAATAAAGGAATTAATATTAATCCAAACATGCAAGCGTATTTATTAGATCCTAGTGAATCAAAATCCCATATGTTACATTTGAAAAGAGCTTTAGTAAATGAAGGTAAGATACATGACTGGAGTTCAAAGGTTAATCAAAATACTATTGAAGATTTTTTATTTGATCCTAGAAATACAGGTGTTGTTAATAATGCTAATAAATTGCAATACAACATGTATAGAAACAAATCTAGATTTGTAGATAGGATAAATAATTTAACTCCAATGGAATTTATTACTCCCTTATTATTACCTGTTGCCGGATATGAAATAAATAAAGAATAATCAATATGGAAGAAATTTATCCCTTATATCCAATACCAACTTATAAAGATGGTGGGATACATATAAAGAAGAAAAACAAAGGTAAGTTTAACGCTCTTAAGAAGAGAACAGGTAAAAGTACTGAAGAATTAACTCATAGTAAAAATCCTTTAACACGTAAAAGAGCTATATTTGCGCAAAACGCTGCTAAATGGAATAAAGGTAAAAAGAAAAAATAATCTAATTAATTACAATTATGGATAACAATAGTAATGATACACTATTTGGATTTGAAGCAATATCTAATATGTTTGTAGAAGATCATTCTAACACGACTACAATTACTCCTACTCCGGACGATCCCGATGCGATGACTGATGAGGAGTTAGAAGAATTGAAAAGACAATCAGCAAAAGCTAGACCAGCTACTCCAGGTGCTAAGAACAAGAAGCAGGAACCTGAAGAAGATGAGATTGATGATAATGACGATGTAAATGATATTGACGATAACATCGACGACGACGATAAAACAAAGAATAAGAAAACTAAGAAAGTAGAAGAAGATGATGATGTCAATAATATCGATGATAACGATGATGATGTAGATGAAGAAGAATCTTCTAAAGTTACAGCATTATTCGATGCTATTGCTGAAGAATTAGAATGGGAATTTGATGACGATGAAGAAGAAGAGAAACCAAAGACTGTAGAAGAATTGGTTAACTATTTTAAAGAAGTTATCAAAGAACAATCAGTTCCTCAGTATGCTAATGAAGACGTAGCTAAACTGGATGAATTTGTACGCAATGGCGGCGATCTTAATGATTATTTTACTCTTACTCCAGAGATCGATTATGAAAACTTTGATACTACAATTGAAAGTAATCAGAAGCAAATTGTTAAGATGCTATTAGCTGAAAAAGGTTTCAATGAAAAGCAGATTGCTCGTAAAATCGAAAAATACGAAGATGCTGGTATCTTAGAAGACGAAGCTGAAGATGCTCTGGAAGCAATGAAGGAGATAGAAGAGACTAAAAAGGAACAGCTATTAGAAGATCAGAGAAAGCAACATGAGCAAATGGTAGCTCGTCAACAAAAGTTTATGGACGACGTTGTCGGTGAAATAAACGCTATGAAAGACATTCGTGGAATTAAAGTTCCCGAGAAAGATAAGAAAGCTTTACTTGCATATATATTCAAAGCAGATGCTAATGGTAAAACTCAATATCAAAAAGATTATTCAAAAAGCGTAAAAAATTTAATAGAGTCTGCCTATTTTACAATGAAAGGCGACACTTTACTTGATACTGCTAAGAAAATGGGTACTAGCTCAGCTATTAAAAATCTGAAACAGAGTCTCAGATCTACGGGTGTTAGTAAAGGTACAAGAAGAATCAATACCAACTCCTCTAACTCTATATTTAGTCGCGCAGTACAACTACTTTAATTAAATAAATTTTATTAATATTTATGGATAACGGAATTTTAAATAATTTACAGATCGGTAGAGGTAAATGGTTTTCAGATCTTGTAGATGAAAACATGATTTCAAACGCAATGTTAACTAGACCGTACGAAGTAACACGTGTTATTTCTTATGTATTTGGTTCTAAAGATGATGGTTATAGCACGTCTTTGGATGCTATTACTGGTGGTCTTGGTAATGTAATGTCAATTGATCAGAGAGATTACGAATGGAACGTAATGATCGATACCGATAGAGCTGTAACTATTCGTTCTGCAAAGTGGAATGGACAAGAAATTACTGCCGCTAATGCAGATACAGTTATGGCAGGTTTGGGTAACACACCTATCATGTTGTGGCTTAACGTTATTGTATTATAACAACGGGTCCTTGAAATGGAAACATTTCTCGAAACATTTCGTTAATTGCTGGAAACTCCTAAAGGTTTTTATACCATAGTGTAACAATAAAAACATAGAATTATGAAAGTTTATAAAGAAAATGGACAATCAGCAGCCAAGCAAGAAATTGAGGTAAAAGACATTCCTGGTTATGAAGGAATGTACGCCGTAAGTAAACAAGGCGATGTTTATTCTTATAAGACAAATAAAATATTTAAACCTTCTAAAACAAAAGATGGATATTTAAAAGTAGCACTAAGAGCTGGCGGTAAAGCTTATTACTATAGAGTGCACAAATTAGTAGCTATGACTTATTTAGATAATCCTGATAATTTATCTGAAATAAACCATAAAGATTTTAATAGACAGAATAATAATCTCGAAAATTTAGAATGGGTTTCTCATGAAGATAATATATTATATTCAAAGATCCAAAATAGATTTAAATCAGATAAACCACTAAGAAAGGCTTATATATTCACAAATATACACAATGGTAAATCTTTTACAATACTAGGGATAAAAAATGTTGCAAAACATTTTGGTTTTAAAGATAATAGTATAAAAGTATTAAGAGATCATGTGAATACAGGAGAATATGTAAAAAATGGTATTTTAAAAAATTTAAGAATAGATACTCAAGACTTGAAGGTTCAACGACTAGAGCAGACATGCTCGTAGACTCAAGCGAGTCGAAATGCGAAACCCCTTTAGGGTGAAGATATAGTCTGAACTTCTATGGAAACATAGAGCAGTTGTCAATAACCATAGACAACGGACGTGAAGTAGCGAATCACGTTGAACATATTGCGAAGATAAATGGTTTGGTCCGGGTGCTATTTTGGAATTCGATGACAGAAACTATCAGGTACGTGTATCTGGTGCACCTTATCAGGATGGTAACGAATGGGTTTACACTTGTTTCATTGCTGATGGACAATCTAGTTCTTATATTCCTGGTGAATATTTAGTATCTGGTCATCAGGTATCTCGTTTGGCTTCTGCTTATGAAGAATACAGCGAAGAAGGTGATATCCTGAACTATAATACTCATTTCAAGATGAGAAACTTCTTGTTTACTACTCGTCTGGATTATGATATTACAGGTACAGCTTATTCTACAGTACTGTGGATCGCTTTAAAAGATCCTAAAACAGGTAAGACTTCTTACTTGTGGTCTGATTATCAGGAATGGAAAGCCATGAGAGAATGGTCTAAGAGATGTGAACGTATGTTAGTTTACTCCAAGAGTAACGTAAACAAAGATGGCTCTACTTCTTTACTGGGTACTAATGGTCGTCCGGTATATATTCCTGCAGGTTTGTTGCAGCAGATTGCTCCGTCTAATAGACGTTATTACACTGAATTGACAGCTGAACTATTGGAAGACTTCTTGTTTGACCTGTCTTATAATATTTTAGGTACTAATGAGCGTAAGTTTGTTGCTCTGACTGGTGAAATGGGTATGAGAGAATTCGATAGGGTTTTGAAACAGAAAGCTGCTACTATGAATTTAATTGATACTAAGTTTGTAACCGGTTCAGGTCAGTCTTTAGTATTAGGTGGTCAGTTTGTTACTTACAAAATGACTAATGGTATCGAATTGACATTGAAACATTTCCCGCTGTATGATGATACAACTTACAATCGTTTGTTGCATCCAGTTTCTGGTAAACCGCTGGAATCTTATAGAATGACATTCTTGGATCTGGGTCGTAGAGACGGTAAATCTAACATCGTTAAGGTAGTTAGAAAAGATCGTGAAATGGTAATCTGGAATACTTCAGGTTCTGTTGCTCCTGGTGCAGGTTATGGTAAGAATGCAAGCACAGTTAGATCAAACGCAAAGGACGGTTACAGCGTACATCTTCTCGGTGAAATGGGAATCTGTCTTTTCGATCCAAGAGCGTGTGGGGAGCTCATCATGGATTGCGATGCTTAACATTAGTTCAAATTAATTGGAACTTTTTATGGATGTTGACGTTATAGTAGAAAATTAAATTCTATGAAAACGTACGAAGTCTATAAAATA